GCCGCGACCCACGGGAAGCCGGCGACGTGCGGCGTCACCGTCGCGCTCGTCGTTGTCGTGTCGACGTGGTCGACGGTGAGGTACGGCTGACGACCCGCCGCTGCGCCCTCGCTCGCGCCTGCGACGAGCGCGGCGAGGAAGTCTCCGACGTTGCCGTTCGCTATGTAGGTGCGAGCGACTGTGATCGTCGGAACGGAGTCGCGAGTGTAGATGCGCTCGGCGAAGTACCCAACGGCGCGCACCGTCGCGGACCGGTCGGTCGAGTCCCACGCGTATACTGGGTGGTTCGTGCTCAGCGCCGGCTGCCCGATGAAGTCCGGCCACTCGAAGGTCAGCGCGTCCGACGTCGTCGCCGTCGCGATGCCGCCGAGGTACGCGGACATCTGGTCGCATATCACTTCCCATCCGCGGGTGTCGCGCGTGCGATGCCGTCCGATGTGCCCGCGTGGGACGGTGCCCGCACCGGGGATCGGATACGCGCTCGGGATGGTGTACGCCGTCGAGGCCGCTACCGTCGTGAAGAAGTCGCCATCGGCATCGTAGACGCCTGCGCCAAGAGTCGAGAAGTACGGATCGAGCGGGCCGAAGCACAGCACTTGGTGCCAGTACGCGGTGGCCCTCGTCGTGAACGTGAAGCCCCATCCGCCGTCGTCCGTTGGCGCAGCGATGAGACGCGGATTCGCGCCGGACGCGACGTTGAGCGCGTCCGCTCCCCACCCCGAAGTGGCCGTCTGAATGGCCACGTTGACGTCGGCGCACCAGTCGGCGTTAGACGAAAAGAAGCCGAACGGTAGCGGGACGCTCACGACGTCCGCCGGGACGCCCATCATCGCGTTGGTCGTGTTGCGCGTGATCTTCAGCGACGGGACCGTGTTTCTGACGTACACGATGCCGCGCAGCGTGACCGGGTCTTGCAGGTCCGCGCCGATCGACTGGTCAAGGATGCTCGTGACCGAGTCGAGCACGACCTCCCACGTCGTCAGGCCGCGGAGCTTCGGCTGCGCCGCGACGATGCCGCGCCATACCAGCGTACCGTCTCCCGTCTCGCCGTCTCCGTACGCGTACAGGAACGCGAGCGCGCCCTCGATGGTCGGTCGTCGGTCCGTGACCTCGGGCCGCGCGAGTCCGCGCGACGCGTCGACGTAGTGGTGCTGCGCGCGCGTCTTCCGGTAGCCGCGCGTGACGGTCGGTGCTGCCGTGCCCGCGCCCGCCGTGATGTGGACGCACTCCTGCCCGATGTAGAGGACGTCTCCGTTGCTGGTGTCGAGCGAGTCGAGCGGGAGTGCGACGGCCGCGTCACTGATGCTCGACGCGAGGTAGAGCACTTTCGATGGCGCGCGAACGAAGGAGTCGCCGGTACGGTGCTGCCCGTCCTCGACGATGCGCACGGTGCAGCCGCGCGCCGTCAGCTTGCATTGCGCCGGGTCGAGCGACTCGCTCCACGAGATGCTGCGCGCGTCGAGGCCAGCGATGCGCTCGCGCCCGTCCGTGCTCGAGCCGACGAGCGCCACCGACGACACGAATTCGTACGGGTGCCCGAGGATCATGAGCCGGAACGCGACCGAGCCGCTACCCGTCTCGACGATGCGCGCCCACGTCATGCCGTCGCCCCGACGCCGATGTACCGGCAGCGGAGCGGCATCGACCAGTGCTGGTCGAAGTCAGCCGTGACTCGCGTCGGGTCGAAGTGCGCGCCGTCGCCGCGGAGCTTGTAGATCGTGCCCTCGCCCGTGGAGCTCGTCGCACGGTCGGCGAGAATGAACGGCAGCTCCGCCGACACGTGCCGGTAGAAGTCCTGCCACGACCAAGTCACGAGCGTCGCACTACCGACGTCGGTGGTGCGGACGGGTGCGCCTGCGACGCCGTGCGCCGCGGTCCACGCCGCATCGGTCGGCCCGGTGGACTCGTATCCCTGCACCCAGTCGCGATACTTCGGGAGCGCGTCGGGTCGAATCGAGTACGCGCTCCCGTTGTCGCTCTCGACGTAGGCGATGCGCCCGCTCGGCTCGTAGACCTCATGCACCTGCGACTGACCCGCGACCGCGGAGACGATCGCGTACTTCGGCCGCTGCGTCGAGGTGTGCGACGCCGCCGATGCGGTAGCCGCGCCGCTGAACCCGAGGATGTCGCGCATCGCGGCGCCCTGAAGGCCGCTCCACGTGATGACGAACGCACCCGCAGCCGAGAGCGTGTAGGTCACGGTCGCCGGGTCGAACGCGATCGTCAGTCCCGCGACGATGGCCTGCACGTCGTTCACGAGCGGCAGCAGCTCCACGCCGTCGACGAATCCGCCGCCCGTCGTGCAGGCGACTGCTCCGTGCGCGTACATGCCAGACGCGAAGCCGACGTTGCCCGTCAGGCCGCCAGAAAAAACGGCCGCGTTCGCGCCCGACACAGCACCGAGCGACATGCGGCCGAAGTCGAAGCACGCGCTGTAGAGGTCGCGCATCAGGCAGCCCGCCCGAGGCGCGAGCGTCCCTCGCCGATCATGTCTTCGAGGTCGCGCCCGAGCTGCGCGCGGTCGGCCGCGTAGACGAGGCCCTGCGAGCCCCAGTTGATGACGATGGTGTCGCCGCCGCGCTCGCGCTCGCCGCCGCTCAGCGAAGGCCCTCCCGTCGGCGCAGACGGCGCTCCGCCGCCTCCACCGCTGGCGCCCGCGCCGCCCATCGTCATGCCCGCCTTCACGGCCGCGACGCCGAACGCTGCCGCCGCCGTGCCGTGCGCGACCATGCCTGCGACGTCGGGGTACGACGCGGCGGCGCGCGCGACCTCGAGTGCGCCTTGCACGACGGCCTCTACCATCGCCGTCGCGGCCATGACCTGCGCGGCCTTTTTCTGCGCGGCCTCGCTCGTGCCCGCGGCGAGCGCGATGACGTCGTTCATCAGCGAGAAGCCGTCGGTGACGCCTTGCTGGATCGCCGTGATCTCTTCCGCCTCCTCGCGCTTCGCTTCGATGATCGCGTCGCGCTGCTCCTGCGCGACCTCAATGGCGCGATCCTTCTGATCGTTCAGATCCTGGATCTCGAGCTCGGCGATCGACTGCTGAAACGCTCGTTCGTCTTCGCGAGCGGAGGCGCGGACCGCAGCCTCCTCGTCCATCGCTCGCGTGAGCGCGGCTAGACGTGCCGCTGAGTCGGCCTCACTGGTGTCGGTGGTTGATGGATCAGCGCTGGAGGATCCGGCCCCACTCGCGCCTCCAGTGCGCGTCGGGTGCAGCCGGCGGTATTCCGTGCGCGCCGCGTCCCCGGTGAGAGTCGCTCCATCTTCGATGGTGACCTCGGACGCATTTCCGCCGCCACGCTCGATGGCGTCGGCGCGATCTTCGAGGGCTCGGATCTCCGCCATCATGCGTGAGCGGGCAGCATCCATTTGCGCGCTGTCCCCGAACTCGCCTTGCAGCAGTCGGAGGCGCTCGCGGGCCATCTCCGCCTGACCTCGGTATTCCTCCGACGTGCCCTCTCCGCTCGCAAGTCGCGCCCGCTGCTCCGCGAGATTGTCGCGCTCGCGCATCTTCGCGATCACGGACGTGAGCGATGCCGCGTTGTCGTCGAGCGCGCGGTTGAGCGCACGAGTCGACGCCTCGGCCTGGTTCTGCCGATCCTTGAAGATCGAGAATGCCGCAGACGCGAGCCCGATCGTCGTCGTCACAACGCCGATCGCAATTCCGATCGGCCCAAGCCCGGCCGTCGTCATCGCCTGCACCGCTCCGAGCGCGGCGCCCGCCGACGACACGACGCTTCCGAGCGACCCGTTGAAGCGTCCGACGGTCTGGCCAACAAGCCCAACCGTCGAGCCGAACTGCGCAACGTTCGTCCCCGCGGACTTGACGGCCTCGCTCGCCGCCTTCGTTGCCGTCGCGTTCGCGACCGCCGCCCCCGTGACCTTGCCGAGCGCAGCGGACGCCCCCGCGTCCTCGAAGATGATCCTGGCTTTGATGTCGTCCATCTCAGCCTCCGTTCTTCGCCGCGTTCGCCCTGCGCTCTGCGTCGCGCTTCTCGCGCTCCATGCGTCGGTCCAGCGCCTCGACCGTCGACCGCGCCCGCTCGCACGCGTCCAGCGCCTCGACGACGACGGCGATCTGCTCGTCGATCATCACGGTACCCTGCTCGCATCGACTGCGCAGCGTCATGGCGGCAGACACCACGGGGTCGCCGTAGGACCGCCACGGGCACGACGTTGGCTCTACGCCCGTCACCGTCTCGATGCCTGCGACGATGCGGCCCACGGCGGCGCCAGCCGCGGAGACGCGGCGTACGGGGTCAAGGTGCGAGCGCGAGTCGCAGTCGCAGTGCCACGCTCGGCGCACGTCGATGGCGCCCATTTGCGCGCCGACACTCAGACCTCGCTTGTGGTCGTAGTGCCGGATCCGGTCGCCGTCTGGGTGGCCACACGGCGTGGGAAGTTTCGAAGGAGCACGAGCGCCGAGGTAGCCGGCAGCGGCGCAAAGGCCACGCCGAAAAAATCGAGCTTGCTCCGCGCGTAGGCCACCGCTCCGATCTCGAGCAGCGCCTCGGTGGAGACGCTCTCGCCGATCATGTCGAGCGCGTGCGTCGAGAGCCTACCGGCGTCACCGGAGAGCGGGAGGAACGTCTCCGTGCGCCCCGCGAGCGGCTGGCCCAGGGTGCACGAGACAAACGCGTATTGGAGCGCGGAGAGCCAGCGAGAGGACGGCCCGTGCGACTCAGGGATCGCGTCGACGCCCGCGCGCTGGAAGGATGTCAGCGGGCGGATCTCGAAGACTGTGGGCGCCATGCCGTTGATGACCTTGATCAGCTTCACGTCGCGGTTTCCGTGCCCGCTCGTGACCTGATTTGCGGTCTCTGCGATGGTGCCGAAATGGCGCGCGAAGTCTTCGCCCATCGCCTCGCGATCGATCGCGGGATCGAAGGAGACGTGGACGCGCAGGTTCTTTGTCGGGTCGGATTCGTGTGTCATGTCGGGCGCCCTCCAGCGCCGCAGTCATCTCACCAGACGTGGACGCGCATCGCGCTGCGCCCGAGGTCGGTGCTCACGCTGATCGCGGAGTCGTTGCGCCCGGCCCACTCGACGGTCTGCCCGTAGAGGTCGCCCGCCGCGGTGCGCTTCGGCACGGACGTGAGTTCCACGGTGGGCGCCGATAGGAGCACGATGCCAGCGGTCGTCATGCCGATCTGCTGGAAGACGGCGAGGTTCGCGCGCGTGCTGTCCTGCGTCAGCCAGTTCAGTCCCGTGTCATCGTAGGCGACGAACGACCCCGAGACGCCGCGACCGCGCGACCGCTTCCATCCGATCATGCCGCTCGACGCTGGACCCTCGGGAGACGGGATCGGCGAGTTCGCGAACCCGGGCGTCCACGTCGAGGCGCTGTGCGAGATGACGTTGCGCGTCGTGCTGCCGACGGTCGCGACGATCAGCTCCGACGTGAGGTTGCTGATCGGAGAGAAGCCGACCGCGGCAGCCGCAGCGGCGAGGGTGAAGCTCGACGTGCGCGCCCAGCTCGCGCCGGTGAGCGACGTGCTGAGTTTCGCGATCTGCCCGGCGGTGATGTCGATCGACATCGTGCCCTGCGCGCCGAGGCACACGTACTCGTCGCCCGCCTCCGCGCCCTCGATGATGGCCTGCAGCGTCGCGCGGTTGCTTCCCGTGCCCTCGATGAGATGGAACGTCGTCGGCCAGTAGACCTGCGCGCCAGCCGCGGGAGCGGTGGAGTGCGCGACCTTCGGCACGACAGCACCACTCGAGAAGCTGAGGATCTCGCGGGCCTCGATGAGTCCGTTCGGGAGCACGACCGCGTACGCGCCGCCCTCGAGCGCGAATAGCGTCCCGTGCGTCGCCGTGATCGGAACGTTCGTCGTCGTCGGGCTGCCGGTCGTGACGGTCGGAACCACGCCCGCGGTGCCCTGGTAGGCGCCGCCCATGAGCGTCTTCATCAGCCGGTAGAGCGGCCACGTCGTCGCCGTGAGCCACGCGGCGTCACCGTCCTGCGCGGCTCCCGTGCCCGCGAGGTACGTCGTCAGCGCCAGCGTGCTCGACTTCTTGCCGAGTAGCTGATTGCTGTGCGTGTACGCATGCACGAACTGCTGCTGCACCTGCGGGTCGAGGTGCTCCTGCATCGGCACGAACTGGACGCTACCCTCGACGACGGGCAGGTCCACGAAGTGGTTCGGGCTCGCGGTTTCGTCCGTGGCGAACGCGGCCTCGATGGCGATGCGCGTCCTGCCGAGTGATGAGATCTCGACGGTCATAGGTGCTCCTCAGACGACGGCGAGCGTCGAGCGGACGACGCCAGAAAATCGGTGCTCGACGACGTAGAGACCGCCGCCTGTCGTGTTCGGCTCTGGTGGCGTGTCGCGGGAGACGCGCGTCCCGTCCCAGCGCAGCACGCCGGAAACGATGCCCGTAGCGGTGCCCGCGCTCGTCGTCGTCAGCTTCCCGGGCCACGCGAACGCAGCGCGAGTCTGCGCGCCGATCTCCGCGATGAGCGTCTTGGTCGCGTCGTAGTCCACGCGCGAGAGCGCCTGAGACGCGTGCAACGCGGTCATGACGATGGTGACGACGATTCCGTCGAGCGCCAGCGTGCCAGGTCCTTGCGGACGCTCCGCGCTCGGCTCGTAGTCGATCGCGATGGTGAAGCGCGGCACGACGGCGGCGCGCTGTGAGGCGGTGACGTCAGACGCTCCCGGCGCGAGGTCGTCAGAGAGTTCGCCCGCGGTCATCGCGCGCACGCCAGCCGCTACGCCCGTCAGCACCTCGGAGATGCGCGTGCGGATCGCGGCTTCGTCGATGATGCTCAATGGCGCCCCGCTAGGTGATCTTGCCGGTGGAGATGTAGTCGTAGACTCGCTGGCGCAGCCGCTCAATCAGCGCAGCGATCGGGCCCGTGCTCGTGAGCGCACCAGCCGCAGTGAAGGGCAGGAAGGGGCGCGCGGGGATCGTGACCTTCCACGGTGTACCCGCTTCGCGCTTGAACGTCGGCCCCACGAGCGAGACGCGCTTACCCCTCGCCTTGCTCTTCTTTCCGCTCTTGGTTCTGCCAGCGACGGTGCGAGCGGAGTAGGACGCGTGGGCGAGCGTGCCGGTGCGCGTGCTGCCGAACTGCGCCGGTCCGCCGTAGGGCACATTCGTGCCGAGCGCGATCCCGTTCATCCCGCTCGGCTTCGCGTAGACGCTGCGCTTGAGGCGTGTAGTGTCGATGTTCGGTTTGCTGCTGCCGCGCTTGCGGTCGATCGTGCTCTGCGCGTTCGGCGCCCATGCTGTGCCGTCGGGGGCCGTGCTCCGCTCGAAGCCGAGCGTGAGCATCTGGCCAAGCGCCTCGGCGCCGGGGACAAGCACGGGGCGCAGGTCGCGCGCGCGCAGCGCCATCTCCTTGAGCGCCTTCACGGCGTCCGCGGGGGACTTCCCTGGCTCGAAGGTGATCACGTGAAGCGTGCCATTGACGCGAGCGTGAACGTCGGAGTTGCAGCGGTGACGCCGTCGGCGTCGTATCCGTTGCTGATGCGCGCGCCGTCCGGTGCGTTGAGCGAGTCGCGCGTGAGCCCTGGTAGGTCCAGACGCTTCTCGTCGTTCTGCGCCGCGTAGAGCCAGAACGGACGCGGCCAGTCCGGCACGATGTCATCGGCCAGCGTGATTTGCGCGCCGCGGTAGGCGATGCGCAGCCAGACCACGAAGGACATCTGCTGCAGCAGAAGCAGCGCCGACCCGCTTGGAGGCGACGCGGCCGATACCGTCGAGTACCCGCCCTTGATCGCGGCCGCCTCGACGACGCTGTCCGCGAGCGCGATCAGCTGCGCCTTGGTCGCGGCGCTCGGCGCGAGCGCGTCGTACTCAGCAGCGCCATCGCGCGCGAGCGTGGCGGTGATGAACGCATCCGTGAGAAATGCCATGCGTCACCTCCGCGCCTGCGCGCTGCCGATCACTTCTTCGGGGCGATGACGCCGGCGGTGATCAGCGCCTGCACAACCGCAGCACCGATCTCGGCCGGGCTCTGAGGCTTCGGCATCGACTCGGCGAGAATCTTCGCAAGCTCGAGCATATCGGCGCGGTGCTGTGTCGCCGTCGCCTGCTCCTCGGTCTGCGGTGCCGGCAGCTTGTCGACGACGATCATTTCTGCGAAGGGACGTATCCCTCTGCCGTGCGTGCTGTGGAACTCAGCCTCGACACTGAGGGGACAGCGCTGCTCGAGACGCCGAGCCCACTCTGGCCACGTCGACAAATCATCACTGAGCGATTCAATCTGAGCACGGCGGTCCGGCGCAGCCTGGGCGACGAGCTCGCGCAGCTTGCGGAAATACGTCGTCCGCGCGGCGACCACGCCGGCGTCGTCTGTCTCGACCTTGGCCTTGATCGCAGCCATCTCGCTCACGTAGACGACGTGCTCGATGTGGCCCTGATCATCGGCCTGTGTGCGGTAGCACGGGTAGCGAACGGCGACCGTGCCAGGGTGCCCGTCGCGCAGGCGCAGTCGGATCTTGCGCCGCTCTTCCGCCAGTGGCGCGTCGGTGCGCAGCCGCGTCGGGACGAGGGCGCTCTGCCCGATTCCGAAAATGCTCTTGCTCATGTGATCTTCCTCCGGGGCTGCGGGCGCGAATCGAACGCGCGTCGCCAGTCGCAGCCAGTGCGCCGTGCTCACCCCTGCGAGGGGGGGGGGCGTCAGCCGATCACGAAACGCGGCCCGCGATGAGCTGCCAGAGGCCAGGCTCGAAGCCGATGATCCCCTTGAGCGCGTAGCCGAACTCGTCTGCCTCGACGGCACAGTAGTCCGTAGGCTTGTCGAGGATGAGCGGCTTGACTGGGTCGAGCCGCACCTGCAGCACCGGACGCAGGCCGGGCTTGCTGAGGTCCATGAGTAGCCACGCGGCGTCGGCGAGGTACGGGTTCACGATGACCTGGCATTCGCCGGCGTAGACGTTCTCGATCGTGGTCGCGCCCACGACGTTCGCCGTCGTGTGGTACGCGCCCGCGTTGTCGACGCTGACGGGGCGCGTGGCGCCGGTGATCTCGAGCGCAGTCGCCTCGAGCGCCGTGCCCACCATGAGGTGCGTCGGGGACGACCCGTAGAGGACGCCACGCTCGTTGGCGAACTTCTTCATGTTCGCCTTCCACGTGCGGAAGGCCGCGTAGGAGAGCGCGACGCCCGTGGCGAGGTTGTCTCCGGTGGAGTTGCTGAACGGATGCGAGTCCGAGAGCAGAGCGGTCGAGTCGTGCCCGAGCTTCGTGTTCGCGCTGAGCATGTCGGCGACGAGCTTCTCGATCGAAGCCGAGGCGTCTCCACCCTGCGACGCGAGGAACGATCGAACGGTGTTCTCGACGACTCCGCTCTGGTCGCCGAGGACGGTTGCACGCTTGAGGCGGATGCCGGCAGCGTGCGTCGTCGGGGTGACGGTCTGCATGAGCGCGCGGATGGAGTCCCACTCCATCGTCCCGAGCATCTGCTTGAGCAGCGGGAAGCTCGTCGCGACGGGAATCGAGAGCGACTCCGCCGTGATGTCGATGGTGCGGGTGTAGAGGCCGTAGGACCCCTGGAAGCCGCCCGAGAACATCTCGTTGAAGATGGCCTCGTATGCGGTCTGTGCTGCTGCGATGTTCGCGCTTCCTGCGATGCCCATGGTGCGTTGATCCTTTCAGGTTGAGGGCAGCGGATCAGGCTGCGGAGGGTGCGAAGGAGCCCACGCGGACGTAGGCCTTGCCGTTGCGGACATCGACGATCTCGCCGATGCGGACGTCGTTGGCCGCCGTCGCTGCGTCGGTGACGGTCTGGTTGTCCTTGATGCTGGCGTTCTTTCCGATGTCGGTGACATCGATGTCCGCCCCGTTGATGAAGAACTCGACGACGACGCCGCGCCGGACGACGGCAGTCGTGCTGCCGGCGACGGCCGAGCACGTGAGACCCTTGGTCGCGATGCCGACGCACATCTCGGCGGCCGCGTCGGTCGCGTCCTTGACGTTGCCGGCGCTGTCAGCGTTGACGAGGCAGTTGAGGTGCACCGACGCTGAGGCGGTCATCGGGTACGGAAGGTCGAGCGGCTCGCCGCGCTGTGCGGCGTAGACGGGGAGGCGATCGGCGGTTGCTGCAGTCATGGTCTGATCTCCTGGTGAGTCGTGATCGGTTCGCCGCGGCTCAGGCCGAGGTGTTCTTCGTTCGGTGATGGGCTAGTGCCCACGCCTTCGTCTTCTTCGGCGACGCCGAGAGCTTCGCGAGCACTGCGCGTTCGGCGTCGTCGCGCGGGGTCACGTCGAGGTCGGCGTTGGCATCCTCCGCCTTCGGTGGCAGCTTCGCGCCCGAGGCGACCGTGGCGTCCTTGGTGATCGCTCCCACCGGAGGAGCGGCGAGCGTGAGCACGAAGGCGCGCGCCTTCTCGACTCCGCAGGCGCGCGCGTAGTCGGTGAGCTCGGCGCGCTGAGATTCGATCGCGTGCCCTTGCTCGATCGCGAACTTGATGAGGTCGCCGATCGCGGCCTCCTTCGTGGCGTCTTCCGATGCCTTGAGCGCGGCGGCCTTCTCCGCCTTGAGCGCGGCGTTGTCCGACTCGAGCACAGAGAGCCGCGCGCCGAGAGCCGCGTTGCTCTGCATGACGAGCTTGATCTCGGCGTTCTTCGCCGAGAGCGCCGAGGCAGCAGACGCGGCGGCGATGGCGTCACTCGGCATGCCCGAGGCCGCTCCGACCGCGAGTAGAGCCTTGAGCGCGTCGCCGTTGGCTTCGATGGCAGCGACGAGCGCGGGGGCGTCGAGGCCCGTCAGCGACATGAGCTTGTCGCAGACCATCGCGCACTCGGCCTCGCCCTGCGCATCGGCCGGCGTGTCCATGAGGTCTTCGGCGCACTTCTTCACCGTGTCGATCGCGGCGAGTGCGAGTGCGGCGCGCTTGCCGAACGCACTCGCCTTCACGGGGTCGGCTGCAACGGCGTCGAGCGACGGCGGCGGACCCTCGCTCGGCTTCTCTGCGATCGCTTCCATGTACGCGGCGATCGCGTCGAAGCGCTTTCGGATCGCGGCGATGGCCGCGTCTCCCTTGAGGCCAAGATCCTTGGCCATCTGCTGCATCACCTTTTCGGGTTCCATTGCCATGCTCAGAGTCCTTTGCTGTGCGTGTGCGGGATTCCCGACGCGCGAGAGAGTGATCGGGGTGAGCCCGTCGATGAAGGGAACGTTAGTCAGCCCGAGTCCAGAGAGGACGGGTCCCGCCGGCTCGCCCGTCTCTCGGTCGATGGAGGCGAGCGCGAACTCGATCGAGCAGTAGCGGTACTCGCCCTCGGCGATCTGCTTTGCCGCGCTCGGAGTGAACTCGACGAGGCCCCACAGGCCGTTGTCGCGAATCTCGACGTCGAGCACCCAGCCAGCGGCGGCGAAGTCGTCGCCCTCGGGGTGACCGCGCTTGGCCGCGGGCGGGTTCGCTGTCGCGTTGAAACGCTCGACGAATGCCTCGAAGACCTCGCGCGTCAGTTCGATCTCGTGGCCGGAGTGGTGGCCCTTCCACAGCCCCTCGCGCGCCATGTGGACCCAGCGCTGCGGCGCCTTCTCCGACACGTGCGGGAGCTTCGCGAGCGCATAGAAGCCTGGTCGGCCGTCAGGGCGGGCGACGAGGTACACATCGTCGAGCGCGCCAGTCGATGCGGCGTCCATGATGCACCTCCGAAATGAGAGCGGCCCGCTACTCGCGATGAGCGCGGGCCGCGTGCGCGATAGTGGTCAGTCAGCCGTCAGGCGTGCGACCAGCGATAGCCCTTCGCGGACTTCTCGCCGGGGGTCACCGGAAGCGTCTGGACGAACTGCGCGCCGCTCGGCTTCGTGACCTTCACCTCGACCGACTCTCCGCTCACGGCGACGATCTCGGCGGGCCAGCGCTTCTCGGTAGATCCGCCGTCGAACCCGACCGGGAGCCCCTTCACGGGCAGGAGCACCTCGGCGGGTGCGGTGGTCTTCTCGGTCCTCGTCTTCTCGGTCGCCATGGTGATCCTCCTCAGAGTTCTTCGATCGTGTACTGCTGGACGGTGAGCGACCCGCGCGGGCTCGGGTTCGTGAAGAACACCTCGGCCTGCAGCGGGAGAAAGGAGTTGAACGCGGCGCCCACAACGGGAGGCGTGCCCCACGGGAGCGCCGCGGAGGCGCCTGCGCTCGGCTGTGCGGTCGCGGAGACACCCTTGAGCGCCGACGACGTGAGCGTGCCCGACCCGATCAGCGTCGTGCTCGCGGACCCTGCGACGCGGCATGCGAGTTCGACGTCGAGCGACCACGGCTTGGATGCCACTGCGGCGAGCGGATCGAGCAGCGCTTCGCCGCTATCCCACACGACGACACCGCCGAATCGCACGTCGAAGCGCATCGATCCGGGCAGTTCGTCGCGATCCCCGGCGGCGTTCTTGACGACCGTCGAGACGATGCCTGATGCGCGCAGGCGCCAGCGCTTTCCGGGTGTCCAGTATCCCCGGTCGAGCACGACCGGGCAGTCGGGTGGCGTGCACAACTGCGGCGCGCTGCCCGTGAGCGCGGGTCCGTCTGCGACGCAGATCGGAGAGATGATGTTCGGCATGTGGTCGCGTCTCCTTTCGGCGCGGAGGCGCGATCAGCCGATTTGCTCGACGGTGTACTGCTCGACCGTGAGCGAGCCCGTCGCGACGGTCTGCGTCGAGTGGACCGTAAGGATGTTCGCGACGGTCGAGTCGAACCCGGTCCCGACCGCGGGCGCGGCGTTCCACGGGAGCGCCGCGGAGGCGCTGGCCTTCGGCATCGTCGCGGGGACTCCGAGGATGGACTCGGAGATGAGTTTGCCCGTGCCGATGAACTTCGCGGCCGTTCCCGCGCCGACGCTTCGGCACGTGAGCTCGATCTCGAGTATGAACGGCTTGTCGGTGTGCGCCGCGACGGTGTCGCCGAGGACCGCGCCACTGTCGAAGACCGTGATCGTCCCGAACTTCACGAGGAACTGGATCACGCCCGGCGTCGTGATGACGGTCGAGATCTTGCCAGCGATGCGGATGCGCAGGATCGTCCCGAGCGCGATCTGGTTCGCGTCGACGACAACCGCCGAGTCCGACGGCGAGCACACGGCGGTGTCGGCCGCGGTACGCGTGGGTCCCGCGATCAGGTTGGCGGGCGAGAGGATGCGGGAAGCGCGGGAGATCGCCATGGTGTCGTTCCTTGTGCGTCGCTCGGACGCGGTAGCGGGGCGCGGTCAGCGCACAAAAGAGGCGGAGCCGAAGCCCGGGGTGACGGCGAACCCCGCGGGAGGCGCGTCGCTTACGGTCCATCCGTGGGCGGCGAGGTCTGCGTCGCTCGCGGTCGTCAGAGCGCACCGGCACTGCCATCGGAAGGGCGGTGCGACGCCAGTGAATGCGGGGTTGTCGTGACGCCACACGACGCCCTGCATGAGCGCGTGATCGGGCGAGACGCGCGAGTCCATCGCGGTCGAGAGGCGCCTGTACGGGCGCGATGCGGTCACGTCCGGAGAGTTGATCTGCGCCCAGCGCCCGGCGCCGTAGGCCGATGCGACCTGAGTGCGGTAGACGTTCTCGAGATACCGCGGGTCCGCCGCCGTGATCCCGAGCGACGCGGACTCGTCGCGGATGGCGGCGCGGAAGTCCTGCAGCGTGCCGCCCTCGTCGAGCGTGCGTTGCAGTTCCGCGATTGCGGCGCGGCTGATCGTGTCGAGCTGGTCGTCCGTGTACTGAGACGACCGGCGGCGATACGCGCGGAGCACTTCGTCGACGAGCGCGGGATCTCCGCCGCGTCGCGTGAAGAAGTCGATCGCCTCGTCGAAGGGCAAGCGAAGGAACGCAGGGAGCGCGACGGGTGAGGCGAGGTGCCGCTCTGCGCCGCCTGGCGCGAGCTCTACTAGGCGCACGAACATCTGGCCGGCGAGGTCGGCCAGCACCATTGGCTCGTAGGTGAGCCGCTCGAGCGTGTCGTCTCCGCGGAAGCGCGCGACCGCTGCGGCTACCGCGTCGGGGCCGTCGAGCGCGGCCGATGCGATGGCGTCACGCACCGGAGCGAAGGCGGGCACCGCCGCGATGGTCGTACGCGCGGCGAGTTCGAAAGGCCGCCCGATCGTGGCCTTCGCGCGCGTCGCCGCGGGCGCATCGGCGAGCGATAGGACGTCGGCGAAGTCGGGGACGTCAGCGGCTAGAGCGTCGGCATCCCACCCGCCGAGCGTGGCGAGGGAGGGAAAGGGGAGGCCGCGGGCGCACTCCCGGGCGCGTCAGTGGAGAGCGGGGCAGGCGGCGCGCCGGGCGTGATCGGAGTCGGTGGCGCAGCAGCGGCCGGCGGCACGACAGCGGGCGTTCCGGTTGCGGGATTCGCGGGGACGAAGCCGGCGCCAGCGGAGCCGAGCAACTCGGTCGCGCGCTCGCTCGACACCTGGAACATCAGCATGAGCTGCGCGATGGCGGAGTCGCGCGGCATGAGGCCCGCGGCGACGTCCTTGATCACGGCCGATAGCATCATGCCCTGCGCGCCGTTGAGCGCGGCGTCTGCGACCTTCACGCCATCGGGCTCGGCGTTCGGATCGTAGGCAGTGCCAGGAAGCCCGACCGGCGCAGGGGTCGTCACGACAAACGCGTCTCCGCCATCGGCCAGCGGCGGCAGGCCCTCGCCCGCGCGCAGCTCGTTCTTGCGCACGACGCCTGCGGAGACGGCCTGCGCGCTCACCGTCCGCGCGTCGTCGAACTGGACGCTGAACAGCGGCAGCCCGCGCGAGTCGTCTCGGCGCAGATTCCACCACACGACCCAGCGCGCGATCTGCGAGAGCGCCGCACACACCATCTTCGCGTCGAGCTTACTGCTCTCGAGCCGCACCCCGTCGCGTGCGTTCGTGCCGGCGCTGCCGAGGCCGTTCGGGCCGACCATGAGCACGTCCGGAGTGGTGCCGACTCCGTAACAGATCTGGTCGGTGAAGAGCTTGGTAAGCTCGGACCACACGCCCGCCGTGCCCGCCGCCTTCCCGTCGATGATCTCGAGCGCGTCGTCTCCGGTGAGCACGGCTGTGCTCGTCGTCATCAGCGACTGAAGCTGGAGCGCGATGGCGCCGCGCGTCTCCGCGTTGCTCTCGCTCGCGAGTTTCGCCACCGCGAGAGGCGACCCGAAGCGCTCGGCCGCGATCATCCAAAACTTGATCGACGTCCCGAGCATGAACCAGTACCAGACGACACGATCGCCGATGCCCTGGCACGCAGGGGATCGGCCCGACGTCTGCGGCACGAAGGCAAGGAACTTGCTCGGGTGGTCCGCCGTGCGAACCCACCGGTAGTCGGCGCCGCGGCACTTGACCGTGTTGTCCCAGTCCCACTCGCACTCGCGCGTGTAGACCTGCGCCGGCGTCGGCAGCCACACTCCGTGGCGGCGCTCCCACATCAGCTCGGAGACGTGAAGGCCAGACATCCACGCATCCATGATGCGCATCACGAACGCTTCGAGATCGCCGATGCCTGCCAGCCACTCCTTGACCAGCGCGGCGGCCTCGCGCGCGTATCCGCGCAGTTCAGGCGGCACATCGTCGGGCTCGGCGACGTTGAGCGGCCTCCCCGCGACGGCGCGCTTGCGCGTCTCGAAGGCGAACGACAGCGTCGGGTTCGTCTGCATCCGGTCGCAGAGATCGACCCACTTCTGCGGGTAGCCCTGCTCGCGATTCGAGAGCGCGGAGTCGATGCCGCCAGGAGTCACCTGGAGCAGATTCGTGTCGATCTGTCGTAGCGCCTTCGGCACGACCAGGCGCTCGATCTCGGGCGCGCTCATGCCGAGCATCGGCTTTGCCGCGAGCGCGGGCGCCTGCGCAAAGGCCACGGAGGCGGTCGAGCCGGGTCGATTCTTCGCCATCGATCCTCCGTCGTCAGAAGCCGCCGCCGCGCCATCCGCCGGACGACATCGGGGACGTGCGCCCCATTGAGTGAGATGCCATCGGAGCGCCAGCGGTCACGCCAGCGGCCGCGGATTTCGTGCTCGCCACGCTCACCGCCAGCGCGAGCGCCCACGCGCGATCGGCGTGCGAGCCGCCCTTGTCGCTGGCGTCGTAGCGGAATCCGCCGCCGGGCTGCGCGATGCGCCGCAGCGATGCGAGGTCGCGCAGCAGCTCGGGCGAGTGCGGCAGCAGCAGGCGGCCCTCTTCGAGCGCGAGCCGCAGCGTCGAGGCCATCTCTTCTTTGCTCTGCTGCGTGAAGGTCACCGGCGTGATCTTGCCGGGGAAGCGCTTGGCCAGCGCCTCGCTCGGCGCCATGCCGATGCCCGTCGCGTCGATGGCGAGCCGCGTCACACCGCCCGCGATCACCTTGGCGAAGGCTTCCTCTTGCGTCGCGAACTCGACGCCGCGCAGCGTGTCGACGGGGAGCGCCCACATGATGAGACGCCCGCGCTCGTCGCGAGCGACACGCACTCGAGCGATCGCCGTGAGGTGCTTTCCTCGGCGCGCGACGTCGACTCCGGCCACCTCGCGCTCGCACGTCGCCGGGAGATCCTGCGCGTCGTAGCGCGCACGTTGGAGCATCTCGCGCTCGAGGAACATCTCGGCGGCGGAGAGCCACGCGCCCTCGTACTCGGTCTCGAAAACATCGTCGTCGCCGAGCTCGAGCCGCATCGTCTCGACGTAGGCGCGCTGCTCATCTGGCGTCATGCGCCGGGGGAAGTCCTGAGTGACGACGTGCGAGAGCGGCCACGAGTAGCGCGAGAAGTGATCGAAGCGGTCGTCGTCTTCAGACGGTGCCACGCACACGAGGTGCGGCAGCGAGTCGGCGACCCACGGCGTCGTCACCACCGTCACGCGGTAGCCGGCCGGGCGCTTCAGCGTCGGGTCGCTGACGCTCTTGACGGCGGCCCACAGTTTCACCGGGTCGCGTGCGTACGCGAACTCGTCGAGGGTCACGTCACCGGCGCGGCCTCGTGTCGTGCGCCCGTCGCCGGCATGTGCTGAGGCGTCGGCCCCGTTGCTGATCTCGAAGTGCGTGGCGGCGAGGTCGCCCACCGTCACGCCTGGACAGAGCCCGTCGGCGGCGAATCGTTCGGCGAGCCCGTGCGTCTCGGCGAGAAGCTCCTGCGCGCCCTCTTCCGAGTGCGAGATGAATCGCTGCGGAACGCTACCAGCGGGGTCGCACTCGATGCCCGACCCCGTCATGCGCAGGCCGAGCACGCGCAGCGCCGCGGAGTACGCGGCCGCGAAGGAACCGCCGCAGCGGCGCGCCTTCACGATGGCGCGGAAGCGACTGGAGTCGGCGACGAAGCGCCGTTGGTAGGGGGCGAGGGTGATCGCGTCGGCTTGCAGTTGCCTTGCGCGCGTCGCATCAGCGATGCTCGCGCGCTCACTTCTCGTCAGGCGTCCCAACGTCCCCATCGTCCCCATCGTCGTCCGCCGCGTGGATGACCGCTGCATACGTCTCCGGGCTCAGGCGCGCGCGTAGCCGGTCGAGGAACTCGCGCTGCTCTTCCTCGACGATGACGCGGACCTTCGGTCCCCAGCGCTTCGGGTGGCGACGCTCGAGGATCCAGGCGTCGGCCTGCCACTGGCCACCAGCGGCGGCCTTCTGGATTCGCGCGACCGATGCACGCTCGCCCGTGGCCTTCGCGATTTCGAACTCACGCACGAACTCGGCGTAGGTCTTCTCGCCCTTGCGCCCGCGGGACAGCCAGTCGTCGAGCGTCTTCTCGTTGACGCCCGCGAGGTGCGCCGCCTGCTCAGCGAAGAGGTTGATCCGCATCGATTCGAGCACGATCCTGCGCGCCTCGTCGGTGAACTTGGTTGCGCGCGTCATCGGTCGAATCCTGTGGAATGTCGAGTAGTTAGCTGATACTCTTGGATTGCCGTTGGGAGCGGCGCACCATGAACGAGACGAAGATCAACTGGACCGAACTCACGTGGAATCCGGCGAGCGGCTGCACGAAGATCAGCGCGGGCTGCAAACACTGCTACGCGGAATCGCTGGCCGAGAACAAGCGCGGGACGCCCGCGTTCCCGGTCGGCTTCGATGTGGTCGAGAAGCCGTGGAAGCTGGACGAGCCTCGGAAAGTCAAGCGCGCCTCGCTCATCTTCACGAACTCCATGACCGACATGTTCCACGAGAAGATCTCGGACGGCTACCGCGAGAGCATCTGCGAGGCGATGGAGCGCTACGGGCATCACCGCTATCAGGTGCTGACGAAGCGCCCCGACGCTGCGGCGGCGTTCTTCGCGTCGCGACCGGTCCCGGCGTCCGTGTGGCTCGGGGCCAGCGTCGAGCACGCGGCAACTGTGTGGCGCATCGACGCGCTGCGGAGCATCGACGCTCGCGTGCGATTCCTGTCGTGTGAGCCGCTGATCGGCGCGATCGGCCCGATCGACCTGGCGGGCATCCATTGGGTGATCGGCGGCGGCGAGAGCGGCGTACACATGGCGCGCGAGCACATCGCCGAAGAGCGCGGGATGGTGCGGCGCGCCGTGAAGGGGTGGGACGTGCGCGAGGATCGGAAGCCGTGGGCTCGCGAGCTGCGCGACCAGTGCACGGCGGCCGGCGTGGCGTTCTGGTGGAAGCAGTGGGGCGGCACGAAGCCGGGCAGCGCGGGCCGCGACTTCGACGGGCGCACGTGGGACGAGATGCCGTCGCACGCGGGCGCCATGCCCGACGGTGAGTACGTGCACCGAGACCCGCGCGCGCGCCGTCAGCTGCCCCTCGTGACGGTGCCGGTCATCAGCGAGTAGACCAGCGCGGACGATCCGCCAGACCCGCCCTGCGCGTCCGAGCCTCGGACGCGCAGGGCGTCAATCTTGATTCCGCAGCGCTTCGCCAGTGCGGTCAGCCCTGCGCGCGACATCTCGCCTCGGCCTTCGTACCGACGCGGCGCCTGCACGCAGCCGAGGCGCCGGAGGTCGGCGTCGATGGTCAGCACGCGCCCGGTCCGCACCGCGCGCCAGCTGCCGTCAGTTGTGACCACGGCGACGCGCGCACCTTCCGCGGGCCGCCATCGCTCAGACAGCCGCGCGGCTGCACCCCATGGCGAGCCGAACGCGTCGAGGTCGATGATGTTCCAGCCGTCGAGTTCGAGGGACTGCACGGCCATCGACCATGGCGCCACAAGTCGGCGGCGCGCATCGAAGGGGCGATACTCGACGTCGACGCCGAGGTAGTCCGCGGCCTGGCTCCAGCACCCGGCCCACATCTCGCCGACCGGCCCGGCGAAGAGGTCGAGCACCCGGGCGCTCGCCTTGCCGACGTGATCGAGCGCCTCGCGCCGCAGCATGAGCTTGAGCCCGAGCGCAGAGTGCGTGTTGTGCAGCCCTTCGCGCTTGATGCGGACGCTGCTCACGACCACGTCACTTCGACGGTGACGCCATCGATCGCGAGCAGCGACGCGCGGAGCGCCTGGAGTACGTCGGGCTGCGCGCCGATCTTCCCGCGGCACACGACGACGAAGCGCCCCTCGTGCACGTCGTCGGGCGTGGCAGCGAAGTCCTCGGCCCACTCGCCAGCCGGCAACTCCGTTCCCTCGCCGCTGTCGAAGTCCTGGAGCAGCTCGCGAAACGCCGTGTCGCTCGACGCTGTGATCTGGTCCACGAGCTCCTGCACATCCTCGGAGAAGTCGGGGAGCTTGTTGTCGAGCAGCCCGAGTTCGCGCGCTTGCTGCGGCGTGAGGTCCACTCGACGCACGAGCACGGACGCAAGCCCGAGCGAGCGAGCCGCTAGCAGTGTGCCGTGGCCCGCGATGATCGTGCCGTCCATGCGCGTGATGATCGGGCGGCCCCACCCGTAGCGCTGGATGCTCGCCGCGATCTTCGCGACCTGCGATGAGGGGTGCTTGCGGTGGTTCGCTGGGTCCGGTCGAAGGCCGGCGATCGGCTCCCACGATGCGCCAGCATCTAGCGACGTCGCGCGCGCGTCAGAGGGTGATTCACCGTTCGCCCGCTTGCGCGCTGGCTTGCTGGTGTCGTCGGTCATCGGCACTTCCCATGGATTGTTGCGACGACGAACCCGACGGCTGCTGCGAGCAGGTAGTCCATCGCAGCCTCGTGCTGGCCCGCTGCGGTGCGCGCCGTTACGCCTTCGCCGCGTGGGCGATGCGCTGAAGAGTAGGAGACGGTTGCCGGTTCTCCACCTGGATTGGTTACTCACCCCCCAGGCTGACAGCGGCACCGTCTCGCGATGATAGAGAAAAGCACGCGGCGCGGAGCGTCGCTAGCGCAGCGGCGCGAGACGATGCGCGTCAACGCGCTGGCGTGCGCATCTCTCCGCGCATCCAGTCCGCGAGTTGCGCCCTCACGGCGACGACTCCGGCGAAAGTGCGACTCACTGGGAGCGGCTTCTCGTCGCGCTCGGCCAGTTTCTGCGCGGTGCGCACGCTGCACCCGAGTACGTCTGCGATCCCCTGCCACGACTCCACGTCCCACGGCGTCGACTCGGTCACTGCCATCGTCTCCATCCTCTCCGAGCGCGGCACCAGGCCGCACCGCTGCATCCGCCGATAGAACTCGCCGATGCCGAGCGCGCGCAGGCGCACGACGTGCGACACCGGCACCGTGATGCCCGTCGACTCGAAGACGAACTCCGCGACCTCGGCCGGTGACGGGTCCGAGAAGCGGTCGACCTGCCCGCCGCCGAGCGGACGGCCGAAGGCGCGCAGCCGCAGCGGCGCATGCTCACGCGCGAGCGCCGGGCGGACACCCTCTCCGCTGAGCGCGACGGGGTCTTGCCTGGGCAGGAACGTCCCGGGGCAGCCGAGCACGGCGCACAGAGCGACGGCCCGCGCCTCGGGCGCTGAGAGCCCGTAGCGCACCGGGTGCGTGCTCAGCGTCCAGCCATCGGAGAGCGTCGCTTCCCAGTGCAGCGCGACGTCGGCGAGGCGCTCGACCGTGGACGATGGGCGCTCCGTGCTCGAGCTGCCGTCGGACAGCAGCCGCGCCCAGACGCTCGTGCCCGGCACTGCGGCGCCGTCGAGCCGCCAGTCTGCGAGGGCGCGCAGGGCCTGCAAGGGGCCGGCGAACGGCGCGCGCGCGGACTCGCCGCTGTGCTCTCGGGCGAGGATGGCGATGGCGTGCCGCGTCGCGTCGCGCTGCCGCTCGGCGCGGGCGTGCTCCTGCGCGGGCGTCGACACCTCTCGCCATGGGCGGGTTTCGAGCGCGTCGACGAGCGCGAACTCCGCAACGTGGTCGGCCAGCATCTCCGCCAGCGGCATCGTGCCGAGCGTCACGACTCCGGCTCGCTGCGCGGTTGATCCTTCACGATGCTCCCCGTCGTCGGCAGCGGATGCCACCTCCCCGCGATCAGCACGCCCGCGTGTCGCTTGCGCGCCGCAGCCTGCACCGCGCGCACCGTCTCCACTCGCCGCCTGCTCTCCGCTCGTCGCTCGTGTCGGTTCATCGTCGTGCCTCCAGTGAGCGTATCGACGCACGCAAGCAGCGGCTCGCGTGCTCCATTCGATTCAGCGCCTCGCTCGCCGCGCGCAGGTCGCGCTCCATGGCGAGGACTGCGGCGGGGGGCGTCACGCCAGCACCTCGACTCGCACGACGACGCATGGCGCACTCGTGCGCACCTCGCCGCGCACGATGCGGAGGTCGTCGATCTGCCGGTCGTCCGCCCAGAGATAGCCGGTCATGCCGTCCGCGATCGGCTTCGCCGCGTTGTCGAGGTCGCGGCTGCGCCGGTCGGGTTCGTGCACGGTGATGGCGACCGAGTAGCGCGCGTCGAGCGGCCACGACCGCACGAGCCCGAGGTAGCCGAGTCGCGCGCCGGTGCACAGCCGCACGCGACAGAGGTACTCGCGGTAGCCCGCCGCCTTGTGCGTGCGGATCTTGCCGCCGACGACTGCCGCGCGCGGACGATGGTTCGTGTCGAGCTTGCCGGGGATCTGCACCTCGACCATCATCCCGCCGCCAGCCCTTCCGGCTCGCGCGCTTCGAGCTCCCACCGCGCCTTGCGCGCCGCGTAGTTCGCCGCTTTTTTTTCGCTCTGTCGGCGCACCTTCTCGGCCCTGTCACGCTGCCTCTGGCTCATCGAGGCGAGCCGGTCTGCGAGCGCGCGCTCCTCTTGGCGCTGCTCTCGACGCACGCGCTGGAGGTCGGTCTCGGGCTCTCCGCTGCGCGCGACGCGCTCAATCTCTGCGTCGATAGCTGCGACGCGCGCCGACTCCGCCATGTCTCGGCCAAGCGAGCGATACGCCTCTGACGACCGCTTGAGACGCGCCTTGCGGCACTCTTCCCCGCACGTCATGCGCGCTCGGCCGGACGCGTCGAGTCCGCTCGGTTCGCCGCAGACAGCGCACGGGCGCGGATTGGGCGACGGCCGCTTCCGGCGAGCACCACGCTCCGCGAGCGACGGCCCCGCGATGTGCACGGCCGCGCACGGCTGCGACGCGAGGGGCCAATGCGCGCAGCAATGACACCTCGAGCAGCGGCGCAGCGTCTCGCCGATGGTGCTGCTCGGCTCGTCGTGCCACACGTGCCCCATCGCGTCGGAGTCGTCAGCACGCCGCTTGGTTCGGCGCTCGAGGAACTGGTCGCGAGACATGCGGACGCCGCTCACGGCGCGCTCCCAGGTGCGGCGAGCAGCACGCCTTGGCCGAGCACGGACTCTCGGCGCAGCGACCAGCCGACCGCAGCGAGCAGCCGCCCGACCGTCTCCTCGCTCGCCACTGACGGCGCGACGATGAGCGCGTCGATCTGCTGCTCGGTGACGTGGCGAAGGCGCCGCGTCCTCGCGGGCTTGACGTCGCGGTGCATCTCCGCCGCCATCCGCGCGCCCGCGTCCGCCGCGGCGAGGTCTACCTCGCGGTCCGCGGTGTAGTCCCACGTGCCCGCGTGCCGGTTGCTGCCGCGGACCGGGACGGCATCGAGCGGAGCGCCCCGGGCGACGCGGTTCGCGACGCCGTTCGCGGTCAGGCCGAAGACCTCACCCCACTCCGCGCGCGTCTTCGTCGCGCCCCTGAACGTGATCCGGTCGGTCGTTCCTCGTGCCATCGCTGCTGCCTCCTGGCGCCCCGCGGGCGCGTCCTGTGTCGCTGGTGCCTCTCGGATCGCCTTCGCCCTCTGCGCGGCCTCCTGGGTGTGCTGCGCGCGAGCGGCGCGGTCCTGCGCCGACGTGCGCGCGGCAAACATGCGCCGGACGCTGCCGGCGACGGGGACGTCCATCACCGGGCCGGCGAGGCAGCGGGCGCAGCGGCCCGCGGGGAACCCGGGGTGCACCGAGCAGCTCGCGGGGACGACACCACGGGGCGCGTGGCCGTCGGAGCTCGGGGATCGGGAGTCGGTCACAGCGCCCGCCATGCGTCGGGCAGGTCGGCCCGGCGCGTCACCGACGCCGCGACCTTGCGCGCCGCCGCGAAGTCTAGCGGGGTCTGGCTCTCGAGGGCGATGCCCCATCGCTTCGTCAGCGCGCCGACCACGGCGCCGACCATGCGCCGACGCGTGCAGAGCTTGCACCCTGCGCGACCCTCTTTCGTGTCGGCGTGTGCGACGTCGCAGACGCGCCCGACCGTCGCGGCATCGAGCACGCGCCAGAGCCAGAAGAGGGCCTCGACCTTGCGCGCCTCATCCTGCTCGAGCGTCAGCGCCCGCTGCCGCCACGCAGCGAAAGACTGCAGCGCGGAGAGCGCGGCAGCGTCGCCGTGCCGAGCGCGAAACGCCGTGTCGACGAGGTCCGCCGGCACGTCGGACGGCGCTACCATGCGCCCGGCGGGGAGCAGCGCGTCCCACGCGCCAGCGCCGACGAGCGCGCCCTCGGCGATGGCGAGCGCGTGCGCCGAACTGCCGGCGCGCGGAGGCGGCGAGTCAGCGGCGGCGACCGAAGGCAGCGCGTGGATCCTCGGGCTCGCCGCTGGGATGAGCGCGCTCATTGGTGACGGTGCGCTCGAGACTTGCGATGGTGTCGGCATTCGGGGTTCTCTTCTTTCGCTCGGCTTCGATGGCTTCTTCGCAGCTGCGGATCAGGGCGGAGTTGAGGACCTTCGGCGGCCCCGTCGCGGCCTTCGGAGGCGGGCGGTAGAGGGCTCCGGCCTGCTTCACGATCAGGCGCAGCGGGAGGTCGGCTCCGACGAGGTAGGCGTCCGCGCAGGCCGACGCGATCACGCGCTCGACGACGCGCTCGACGTCGACGCCATCGGCTCGCGCTTGCGCCTGTGCCCAGTCGGCGAGCGAGGTGATCTCGCGGCCGTGGGCGGCGTGGGGCCAGACCGTGCGGCGCGTCGCTAGGTACGCCTCGGAGAACAGGCGCCGCACGATGGCCTCGGGCTCGCGGCTCGGCTTGCGCGGCGGCTCGGGGTCGGGCTCGAAGGGCATCGCGTCTGAGAGCGTGCGCGCGTCCGCGCTCTCTCTCTCGGCTGGGATGGGAGGGGCGGGGAGGGGAGGGGATGGGGAGGGCGCGCACGCGGGATCGCGCGCCCGCGTGTACGCGGGAGAGGTGTGCGACTCCTGCGCGACATGTCGCCGCGACGTCGCCGCGACTTCTGCGACAGGTGTAGCGAAAGTGTCGCCAATGTCGCGCGCTACATCTGCGACATTTTCGCGACTTCCTGCGCGATTGTTCGCGATGCGCACTCGGTCCGCCTCTCGCTTGGCCTCGCGCTTCTCGTCGCGGAGCGCGCGCCCACCGGGCAGGTAGTCCTCGAAGTCGTGGACGTGCCAGCCCTCGGGCAGCGGATCCCATAGGCCCCTCAGCTCGAGCAGCGCAGCCGCCTTCACGTCGCCCGGCGGGAGTTCCTCGCGCGGCACGATGCCGACCTGGGCCGGATCGTCGAGGCACCACGACCACCAGTAGAGCCAGACCCCGAGCGCCTCGCGCCCGCGAGCGCCGTCACGACGCAGGGCGCGCACCTTCGGGTGGCGATGGAACTTGTCGTCGAGCATGCCCCAGGCCATCAGTCGCCCGTCCTGTCCAGCGCCGAAGCGTGCCGCTCCGCACGCGTCGGTGCGCGCACCGTCCATCGCCGGCGATCCTGCTCCATCGAATCTATCTCCCTCTGCGCCTTGCACGGCGCGTGAAAGTTGGGCCGGCAGGCTATCGAGCGGAGCTACTGCGGAGCGTCCGGGGGAGGTCGTAGCCGCGCGCCACCCGACCCGGTGCAAGCGGTGCCTGCCGGCCCCGGAGGCGACCATCATGCGCCGCCGTCCCGTGCGCGTCAAGCGTCATCGCCTGCGCCACATCGCGACCATGCGCGCCTTGCTACCCTCCGGCACGCTCTCCCCGGTGCGCACCCATCCGAGGCTCGGCAGCAGCACGCCGCCGAGGTACCGCTGGTCGGCGCTGCCGTCGTCGTAGCCGCGCTCGCGGTCCGCACGTCGATCCGTCGCTCGTCGCGGTCCAGAGTCCCACTCTGACAAGATCTGCGGCGGCGCGCGCGTGAGCCTTCACGCCGAAGCGCGGCAGCCGCACGGCGGGCACATGGCCGTCGGTGAGTTGCTTCGCGCACCACGCTCCCGCGAGCGTCCAGAGCGCGATCGCTGAGTCTGGGCAGCGCCCGGCGATCAGCGCCTCGACCTTCGGATGGTCGCCGAACGAGTCATCGACGCGGAACCAGGCCATCATCCCACCGACGCAAACAGGTCGCGCGTGCGAGGCGTAGCCGCCTCGTGTAGGTTGCGCACGGACTGCTCGTAGTAGCTGCGCTTCAGCTCCGCGCCGATGAAACGGCGCCCCTCCTCGAGGGCGACGTGACCCTCGCTGCCGATGCCTGCGAAGGGCGAGAGCACAGTGTCCCCCGGGGCGCTCCACAGCCTCACGACGCGGCGAACCACCTCGAGCTGAAGCGGGCAGATGTGCCGCTCGTCCCTGTCTTCGCGCGCGCTTCGGTGCTGCAACGTCTCGCTCGGGTTGATGTCGGCGGTGCACCGCGCGAATCCCTCGTCGTCGGTCGCGCCAGCCGTTACCCAGACGGGAGACGCGTACCGCTGCCACGTCTCGACGCGAGCGAGCGAGTCCGACGTGTGCGAGATCGGGTCTGGATTCGTGCCACGCTTGCGGATGACCACGACGTAGTCAGCCAGCCCCTGGCGAGACATCGACGAGTCGGTGCGAATCGTCTTGTGCAGCAGCCCGAGCGACTTCGTTCGCTGCATCGCTGTGACGGGATCTTTCCAGATGCATACCTCAGAGTGGTAAACGCCGCCCGCATCAACGAACGACCGGATCAGTTCGCCGCGGAAGTCTCGGATGCCGATGACACCGTCGCGCGTCTTGCTCGTCGGCAGCTGCATGCAGTGGACGGCGATCAGGCGCCCCGGCTTCGTGACGCGCAGAAGGTCGGATACGAGGAACCTGAAGTGCGTAGCGAACTCGTCGCCATCGATACTGTTGCCCATGTCGCGCGGGCTCGCGCTGTACGTGTAGAGGCTCGCGAACGGCGGCGAGAATACAGACAAGTCAACGCTGTTGTCTGGCAGCGACTTGACGACTTCGACGCAGTCGGCGTTGTAGATCGCGAACTTATCCGTAACGACCTGATCAAGAACCTTCGTCATGTGGCCTCCGATTGGCACCATGCCGGGATCGTCATGGTGACGCTCGGCTGATATGGGTTCCATTCCTTCGCTGACCCGCGAATCGCGAGCCGCTGCTCATCACGCATGTTCGCCAACATGCCGTCCGCCATCCGCTGCGCGTCGGCCTCCTTGCGTGCGAGGTTTGCGCTGATCGCTCCCTCGGTCTCAGCGCGGATGATGTACACGTGCACGTCGCGATTCTGCCCGTAGCGCCAACAGCGCCGCACGGCCTGGTACGTTTGCTCGTAGGAGTGCGACGCGCCGACGAAGATCATGCGCGCACAGTGCTGGTAGTTCATGCCCCACCCGGCGATCGAAGGCTTGCTGACGAGTACCTGATACCGACACTCCGCAAAACCGAGTAGCCGGTCTGCTTTCGTCTCCTCGGTCATGCTGCCAGCGACTTCGACGGCGCCCGGGATGGCCTTCGTGAGAGCCGCGCTCTCGTCGTTCAACTCGCACCAGACCATCCACGGTTCGTCAGGCTCCGCGGCCACGATCGCAGCGGCTTCCGCTACCCGCTTTTCCAGCGTCGCGCGACGAGTGGCGCGCTGGTCTGCGAGCGTCACCACGTCGGGAGCGAACAGGTACCCCTCACTCCACGTATCGCGGTGGTTCACTGGCAGGATGCGGTCGCGCATCTCGAGCGCAGGCATATCGTAGCCGTCGTCGCTGTATCCCAGGTCCGAAGGCTTGCGGATGAACGCTGCCCACGCGCAGACCCATCGCCAGAAGATGCCCTCCGCATGGCCCTTCAGCCGCCACGACGACGTGTCTCCGCCGTCGTGAACGAAGTACTCAGCGAGCATCTCCGTGCGCGTCTTGACGCCGAGGAACTCGGAGTGATTGCCGAGCTCCATGTGGTCGTTCGGGGCGGGCGTCGCGGTGCAGGCGAGCCGGTAGGGCACGTGAGCGAACCCCGTGATGATCGCGTTGCGCGTTGAGCCGTCGTAGCTCTTGAGAATGGACGACTCGTCGAGCACGATGCCCGCCCACGGGAACGACGCGAACCTATCGAGTCGCGCGTAGTTCGTGATCAGGATTCGTGACCCGCTCGACTCCGCCGCCTCGATGGTGTCGACGTGGTCGACGTCGATGCCGAACCGCTCGCCCTCGCGCACGGTCTGATCGGCGACGGCGAGCGGCGCCAGGATGAGCACGCGACCTCCCGTGACGCGCGCGACCTCGTTAGCCCAGCACAACTGCATCAGCGTCTTGCCCGTGCCGCAGTCCGAGAAGATACACGCACGGCCTCGGCGCAGCGCCCACACGACGATGTCTCGCTGGTACGGAAACATCGACTCGTTCAGATCCTCGCGGTCGACGTCGATGCCGTCCGTGTCAACCGATGCCAGCTTTTCCGCCACGAACGCGTCGTAATCGGTCGCCATTGTCTCCCTCCTCATCGCTCGCCCCCGCGCGAGATCCACTCCCACGCCTCATGCGAGGTCAGCTCCGCGACGACCTCCGCGCCACCCTCGCGCAGGATCGCGCGCCTGCCGGTCGCGAGCGTCGTCGGGGTCGGACGCGACGTGTAGCCCGCCGCTGCCAGCACGTCGTGCAGCGAGCGCCGGCCCGAGTAGTCGGCGTCGAACTGCGCGGCCATCTGATCGCGCGCGTGGTAGTCGCAGCGCAGCACGCCCGCAGGGACCTCTTGCAGGTAGTCGCAGCAGCGGGTCACAGCGAGCACCACACGAGCGACTCCCCGGGACCGTCGATCGGAGCGGCGGACGCGAGTTTGTCGGGATGCGGCGCGTACGCCATGACGACGCTCTGCCAGCCGGATCCCGAGAATCTCACAGCCTCGCGCGGGCGTCCCCATGCGACCGTGACGTCGCCTCCGCTGACCTCGGCCGGCGCGAGCACCCATCGACGCACGAGCCGCGCCTGCATGAGCACCTGGCCGACGCGGGCGAACTCGCCGCCGCTCGCGAGAGAGCGTCGCAGCACGCCGGCCGGGATCGACATCGCCCGCGTCTTCGGCTCCTGAAGAACGCGGAGCAGTTGACTGTCTCGCTCGCGCTCGACGTCCGCGGTACCGCCGATCACGATCAGCGCCCCGTGACCGTCGCACGAGTAGGCGCCCAGCCCAGCGATGCTGCCGCGCTTCATCGGCACGCCGGACCGCTCGTCGATAGCGTCCCAGCGGGCGGCCCCAGCGATCATTGTCAGCAGGTCGCAAAGCGCAGCGGCGCGCGCGACTTCGGTCCAGGTGCTCATCGCTCGCTCCAAAACGCATTCCGCTCGCCGCACCCGGTGACGCGCCGCCACCCGGCCCGCACCGCGCGCGCGTGGTCCTCTCCGCTCGCTGCGCCCCAGTGGCTCGCGCCGCATGTCCCCGGCCCGCCGCGCCGTGCTGCCGCGAGAGCCGCCTCGTAGAGCGCCGCGATGCGCGGGGACGGGTTGCCGCCCGGGAGCGCGCGCAGGCGCAGCTGGCGGGCGCTGGGACGCGCTGCACGATGCACCGCGCAGTAGACGCGCGAGACCGCACCGGGCGTCATGCCGTGCGCAGCGGCGCGGCGCTCGAGCACGTCGAGGATGCTCGGCCAGTCGGTGCCGCGCTCATCCTCGGCGAGCAGACAGACGGCCACGGCCCGCTCGTCGCGCGTCGCCCGTGACTGCGCCTCCGCGCGCGTGCCGCATGCGTCGAGGCACGAGCCGAGGCCGAGCGCGGAGATGATCGCGGCGAGGATGAGGGAGTCGGCGAGGCGGGTCACGGCACCTCTCCCGCCGTCAGCGCCGTAGCGACGAGGCACAGATCGCAGTCGATGTCGACCCACGGCTCCGCGCCGCACTTCGGGCAGCACGTCACGATCGACGCCGCCAGCGCAGCGAGTTCGCACGCGCGCAGACCGCCGACGAGCCGCGCCTCGGGCTCCCACGAAATCGCGCTCTTGAGCAGAGCGATCGCGGTCGCCTCGCGCGAGAGCATCGGGCCGCCCGTGGGCGATGGCGGCTCCGATGGGATCAGGAGGTCCGGCGCAACGGGCGCCTGGTAGCCGACCTCGCGCGGGTCCTCGCTGGGCTCGCGGTCGCGGTCGGTGGGGACGCTGATCTCGTACTGCTCGCACTCGCACTCGGCGCACTCACGGCGCTCCTCGTCATCGACCGCGTGATCGGTCGCGACGCACCCGCAGTTGTCGCAGCGCGTGTTGATGTCAGGATCGAAGTCCTCGGCGAGCACGACCTGAGCGCGCAGCCACGAGCACGCCGCTGTGCTGGTGTCGCAACTGCGCAGGTACGTCAGGTCCGCGACCGTCGCGCCGCGCCACTGGTCGGAGTCGTCCTCGCGGATGTCGGTCACTCGCGCGACGCGCCCCCCGACGAGTAGCTTCATGCCGCACTCGATGTACGGCGGGCGATCGCCTGCGCGCAGGATGGAATCGCTCACGCCCCCACCTCCGCGCGCTCGGCGTCCATCTCGGCCTCGACGGCGCACGCCGCGCAGGGCTCGCCGACGGTGACGGGGTAGTCTCCGCATACGCAGACGCAGACGCTCTCGGGCGCAGGGGCGCGCTCGAGCAGCGCGTCTCGCTGCGCCATCGCCTCGTGCGCGCGACGGCCCACGTCGGCGTAGGACGCGGCGTCGACCAGGCACTCGCGCGCAGCGGCCAGCGACACGTCACGGCAGAGTGGGCGCTCGGTCATCGCGCCACCGCCTGACTCGGGAGCGCCCCGGTGAGCGCGAGCCGCACGACCGCGCGGATCGCCGCGTCGTCGTCATCGCACACGAGCGACGCCAGCGCCGTGAATACGCACGTCTGCCACTCAGGCGCGAAAGTCGCGGGCTGCGTCTCTGGCGGTCGCGCGACGACGAGCGGAATGCCGATGCCGACGGCCAGCGTCGCCTCGCCCCACGCGCCCGTAGTCGTCACACGCTCGACGCTGACGATGCGCCGCCCACCCTCGCCGCGCGTGACCTCATGCCACCCCGGCTCAAGCAGCACGACGACGCTCGCGCGCTTCACGGCATCGATGTCCGCGCGCGCCGATGACGCGGCGACGTCGTACGTCAGCGGGCCGGCGGACTCGACGGCGCGCATGTGCGCCGTCCAGTCGAACGGCACCGCGATTCCGTTCTCGGCGAGCAGACGGATCACGCGCTCGGCACGGGCGAGCTCGCGCGATGCCCCGGCGACGTACACGAGGAAGGGCGTCGCGATGGGGAGCGACGCGGCCACCACGAGGTCATCGCGGTCTACGGTGTCGGTCATCATCGCGCCACCGCCCTCGCCGCGATGTGCTCGAGCACGATGCGCCGCAGCAGTTGCGTCCGGTGCAGATCGCCGAGGGTCGCGTCGAAGGCCGCCGCCTCAGCGCGTGACAGGTGCGTCGCGACGTAGACGACGCGGTCGGCCGATGGTCGCTTCTTCCGTGGTGCCATGGCGGGGAGTATGCGCACCGCGCGACCTGCGTCAAGCGCTTTTTTTATTTTACGAATCTAAAAAAGATTCTTGACGCGCGGCGAGCCGTGGGTATAGTCCCTCATGTCAGCGCGGCGGCGCCGACGGCGAAAGGGAGGCGATGATGATGGGGCTCATTCAACACCATGGGGTCAAGGCGTTCTTCGCAGCGATGCGGGCCGGCTGCTCGTGCGACCGTTGCAAGGCGGGGCGCGCTCGCCGCGCACATCACCACGGGATCGGCTGCACGTGCTCGCCGTGCTGGTCGCTCTCGCGCAGCAGCGTCAGCGCCGACTCGCTCTTTCCGGCGGTGTCCCGTTGACCGCCCCGCGCCAGCCTCACGGCGGCCTCTCCGCGGGCCTCTCCGCTCTGCGCGCGGGCTGCACCTGCACTGCCTGCGCGCTGGTGACGGCCCGCACCATCGCGGACGACGCGCGCCGGACCCGTGCGGCGCTGCTCGTCGACGTGGCGCGGTGGGCCGCTGAGGCGGACGCCCGCGCGACGGCGTGTGTCGGACCCGACTTCGCCGCGTGGGAGGTGGCGTCGTGAGCCGCGCCGCCCGTGCAACCGACGTGCTGCCGCCGGCTCAGGCCGCGCGCGTCCACCTCTACATGGCGCTGATTCAGTCGTGCTCCTACGATGACGCGATCATCCGCGAGCACACGCGGGCGGCCTACGAGCTGCTCGGCGGCGATCTCGCGGATCTCGACCGGCGCAATCCTGGCGGTGCGCTGTGAGCGCCCCGAGCATGGCGGAGATGCGCCGCCCGAAGTGGGCGCGCGCGCTCGCGGTCGGGACGCGCGTCGAGGTGCAGATCCCTCAGGCCCACGGCGCGGACGCTGTGTGGCGCCCCGGCGTCGTCGTGCGCGCTCTGCCCCGCGGCGTGCTGTGCGCGGTGGACGAGACGACCGTCGAGGCGATGGCGGCGTACCTCGTGCGGAGGGCCGCGTGAGCGCGCCGCGCAAGTGCGCGCTGTGCAAGCGCCCGTGGGCAGCGGACGACCCGTGCGCGTGCAGGCGCGTCGCGGAGCGACTGGAGACGACGACGCAGCTGCATCTGTTCGCTGCGCTGGTGCGCGCGGGGCTGAGCGCGGAGCAGGCGAGCAGCGTTATGCGCGCCGGCGGTGGAGGCGTGATGCGCTACGTGGCCGAGCACGACGACGGCGCGCGCATCGTCATCCCGTATTTGATCGGCGGCGAGGGCACGTCAGACGAGGCGTACCGCGAGTGCGCTCGTCTGCTGCGCGAGCGGCCCACGGCCCACCGCGTCGAAGCGTGGGACGGCGGGCAGTACGTCACGCGGGCGTCGCGCGGCGTCGAGGTGGTCGAGGTGATTGAGGGCGCAACTCGCGCTCGGAATGGAGGCGATCATGGCTGACGGGATGATGGGCGAGACGCGCCCGCTGGAACTGCCGGGCTGCTCGGTAGTGTGCACGTCGGACGACCGACAGGCGTGGCTCGACGCGCGCATGACGGGCCTCGGGGCGAGCGACGCGTGGCGCCTGTTCGACGCGGCCTATGCCCTCTGGGCGAGCAAGTCGGGGCACGTCCCCGACGAGGATCTGTCGGGCGTCGAGGTCGTTCGATGGGGCGTGCTGCTCGAGGGTGTCGTGCTCGCGGAGTTGCTGCGCCGTGCTGGCGTCGGCGGTGCGGCGTCGGGCGTGATGTACCGCAGCGACGCGCACCCGTGGGCGCTCGCGACGCTGGACGGCTGGTGCGTCGGCGCCGATGGCGAGACGTGCGTCGTCGAGGTGAAGACCGCTGGCGCGCACCACGCGCCCGAGTGGGAGGATGGCGCCCCTCCGCGCTACCGCTGGCAGGTCCAACACCAGATGCTTGTCACGGGGACGCGGCGCGCGCTGCTCGGGTGCCTGCTCGGCGGTCAGCGGCTGGTGTGGTCGTGGGTCGATCGTGACGAGGCCATGCAGTCGGCGCTCATCGCGGCGGGCGCGGAGATGTGGCGCCGCATCTGCGACGACGACGCGCCGCCGGCAGACGGCAGTAGCGCGACGACGCGCGCGCTCGGGCTCGTGTACCCCGCCGACGACGGGGAGACGGTCGCGCTCGACGGCGACCTGATCGACGTCGGCGCGGAGCTCGACGCCATCGCCGTCGAGAGCAAGGCGCTCGACGCGCGCAAGGAGGCCGCGACGAACCGCGTCAAGGCGGCGCTCGGGACGGCGGCGCGCGGCGTGCTGGCCGACGGCAGCGGGTGGACGTGGACGACGCAGGAGCGAGCAAAGCACATCATCAAGGCGAGCACGAGCCGCGTGTTGCGCAGGGTCAAGAGCAAGGCAGATAAGGGAGGCACGTGATGGCGATTCACACGACGAAGAACGGCGAGATCAAGAAGGCGGACGACGGCGGTGGGGGCGACCTCGCGGGGCTTCTGCGGCGCATGGGCGGGGAGATCGCGCGCGCGCTCCCGAAGCACGTCCACCCCGACCGCATGGCGCGCGTGATGCTGACGGCGCTGCGCACGGTGCCGGGTCTCTCGGAGTGCACGCCCGCGTCGTTCCTCGGGTGCGTGATCACGCTCTCGCAGCTCGGGCTCGAGCCCAATACGCCGATGGGGATGGCGTACCTCATCCCGCGCAACAACGCGCGACTCGGCACGAAGGAGTGCACCCTGATCATCGGTTATCAGGGCTTCCTCGACATCGCGCGTCGCAGCGGCCAGGTGACTGGCATTTACGCGTACACGGTGCACGAGGGCGACGAGTTCCGGTGTCATCTCGGACTCACGCCGGACGTGCACCACGTGCCCTCCGCGATCGACCGCACGGCGGCGACGTACACGCACGTTTACGCCGTCGCGAAGCTGCGCGAAGGGGACCCGGTCTTCGTCGTGCTCCAGCGCGCGGAGGTCGACGCGCGGCGCAATCGGAGCGCGGCGAGCAAGAGCGGTCCGTGGGTGACTGACCACCTCGCGATGGTGCGCAAGACGGCAGTGCGCGCGCTGTGGACCTGGATGCCGAAGAGCGTCGAGATGATGACGGCCGAGGTCGTGGATCACGCGAGCGACGTCGGGCGCGCGGCGGTGCCGGAGCTCGATGACCAGACGGCGCGCGCGCTGCTCTCGGCCGGAGTCGCGATGCCGCAGGAGCCCGTCGAGACCGCCGGTGAGACAGTCGACGCGGAGACGGGCGAGGTCACGCCGTGAGCCGCCCGACGACGATCACCATCACGATCACCATCGACGCTGGCGACGGCGCGCGCGTGAGTGCCGGCGGTGGCACCACGGCAGCGAAGGGCACGACGAGGGCGCACCGCGGCGACAGTGACGAGGCCATTCCGCCTGGCGGCAGCACGGAGCCGATGCCTGGAAAGAAGGGCAAGGACGGGCTGACGATCGGTGAAGCGCCGGGGAACGACCTCGAGTGGTGGAGCGGAAAGATCGAGAGCGATCTCGCGCAGGACCCAGGCAGCCGCTACGCCGACAGCAACCGCGCGAAGATGATGGCGATGCGTGCTGAGCAGCGTCGACGCGCGGACTACGTACGCACGGCGGCGGACGACGCGGGGTCGTTCGACTCGCCTCCGCCCGACGACTCGGATATCCCCTTCTGACGACGCGCTCCGCTGCGTCCTCCCCTTCGCAGCGTGAGTGCATCACCGGCCCTGGCCCCGTGTCCGTAGGTCTGCGCGCCCCGCCCGGTGCGCTGCTGACGGGGCTCCGAGAGGAATCGAGGGGGCGACCCAGTCGTGAGCGCAGAGGAGGCGACCGGCTCCGGCGACGGCGACGGCTCCGGCGACGGCTGACACTCACAGGCGATTCCCCGGCGCCTTGACCGGGGCATTCACGAGAGATGGCGGAAAGGCAAACGCACCGGGAATATCCCGGCGGGCTCAGGCGGAGCGGACGCAACCCCGCGACGATGCCAGTCAGCGAGCGTGCTGATGAGTCTCTGGTGGTTCGAGTCCACCTCTCTCGACCGACGATAGCGAGGCACGTATGGACAACGACGACGCGCAGGAGTGCAGAGACGAGATGCGGAGAGCCGCCGACGAATGGGCCGTGGCGTGCCGGATGTCCGCTGACGGCACCGCGTCCACGTGGTCGGCGCTGATGCGCGTCCTCGGCGAGCGCAGCTACGTCTACGCGCTCGAGTCGCTGCTCGCGTGGGTGCGGGCGTGACCCTCACGCTCCGCCCAGCGACGCGCGCAGAGCACCGCGAGTGCGTGCGCAGGTGGCACTCGCACCACCGCGCGAGCGTCGGCGAGGTGCTCTCTATCGCGGCGTGCATGGGGGGGCAATCGTGGCCGTCGTAGTGGTGGGCAGGCCCGTCGCGGAGGCGCTCGCGTCCGCTGGAGTGCTCGAAGTGACTCGCCTCGCGGTCGGTC